TGCGTTAGAAGATACTTATGAATGGTACACCTCTGGACCAAGGCAACGTCTACAACCTGGAGGAGCCATCGTTATAGTAATGACAAGATGGAACGTCAATGACTTAACAGGTAGATTATTAAAAGACTCAGCTCGTGATCCTAAGGCAGATCAATGGGAAGTTATCGAGCTACCTGCTATTCTACCTAGTGGTAAACCACTTTGGCCAGAGTATTGGCAAATAGATGAGCTAGAAAGTGTAAAAGCATCTTTACGAGGTGGACCTAAGTGGCATGCACAATATATGCAGAATCCTTCAAGTGAAGAAGGGGCACTTATAAAAAGAGAATGGTGGAAAGAGTGGCCACACCCTAAACCACCACAGTGTGACTACATCATACAAAGTTATGATACAGCTTTTCTAAAAAGAGAACTCAGTGACTACTCAGCTATTACAACATGGGGAGTATTTTATCCAGAAGGTAGATTAGGTGGTGATGAAATTTATAGTGGTAATAGCCCACACATAATTTTATTAGATGTTGTAAAAGGTAAATACACTTTCCCTGAATTAAAATCTGTAGCACTTGATCAATATAAACATTGGGAACCTGACGTCACTATTATAGAAGCAAAAGCAAGTGGACTACCCCTTACTCAAGAATTAAGAAATATAGGTATCCCTGTACAAAACTTCACTCCGTCAAAAGGAAACGATAAAGTTGCAAGAGTCAACGCATGTGCACCGTTATTTGAAAGTGGCATGGTATGGCATCCTGATACTAAATGGGCAACTGATGTAATAGAAGAATGTGCAGCTTTTCCTGCAGGCGACCATGACGATTTAGTGGACTCAACTACACAAGCATTGATGAGATTTAGGCAAGGTGGTTTTGTACAACTTCCATCAGATTATGAAGAAGAAGTATTATATCGCAAGAAAATGAGTTATTATTAACGCTTCTAAATTACAAATATGGCTATAGAACGACAAAGATATCCCAACCCACCAAAATTACAGGGATTAGGAGAAGACGAAGAAGATATAAATGTAATAGTGGAGGAGGAAGCAGAACCTACCACGGATTTTCAAATGGGACCAGACGGTCAAATGATCGCGGTCACAGAACAAGAAAGTATTCAAACTAATTTTGAAGTTAATTTAACCGAAGTCTTGGATGAAAGATACTTAGGGGAACTCACCTCTGAGTTAATGTCTTCGTATGAAGAAGATAAATCTTCCAGAGAGGAGTGGCTTGATGGTTTTTCTAAAGGTTTAGATTTACTCGGCATAAAAGCCGAAGACCGTGATCAGCCGTTCGCTGGAGCCTCTGGTGTCACTCATCCATTGCTGTCCGAAGCGACAACACAGTTCCAAGCACAAGCATATAAGGAGTTATTACCTCCGAATGGACCAGTGAGTACCAAAGTCGTGGGGGAAGAGACGCCAGAGAGCGTAGCCCAAGCGAATAGAGTAAAAGAATTTATGAACTACCAGATAACAGAAGTTATGGAAGATTACGACCCAGAGATGGATCAGCTGTTATTTCACTTACCACTATCTGGATCAGCGTTCAAAAAAGTGTATTATGACTCAATTTTAGAAAGACCTGCTGCTGTTTTCGTAAAAGCAGAGGATTTAGTAGTGAGTTATGATACCACTAACCTAGAAACTAGCCCTAGAATCACCCATTGCGTAAATATGACAGGTAATGATGTCCGTAAAATGCAACTTTCAGGTGTATATAGGGATATTGAGCTCGGTGGAGCTTCACCAAGTGAGTATAATGAAGCTCAAGAGAAGGTAGACGAGCTACAAGGTCTGTCAAAACCTGCTTCTGACTACAATAATTACACAATTTTAGAGTTTCATGTTGATTTAGAGCTTGATGGTATAGATGAATATGAGATAGCAGTACCATATATCGTCACTATTCTAGAAGATACAGGTGATGTACTCGCTATTAGACGTAATTGGAACCCTGAAGACACGAGTTTTAAGAAAAAAGAGTATTTTGTACACTATAAGTTCCTTCCAGGACTCGGATTTTACGGTTTTGGGCTAATTCACATGATTGGAGGGCTAACTAAGTCAGCTACAGCTATTTTAAGGCAATTAATTGACGCTGGAACACTCTCAAACCTACCAGCTGGGTTTAAAGCCAGAGGTATGAGGATACAAGGTGAAGATGAGCCACTAAGTCCAGGAGAATTTAGAGATGTTGATGTTCCAGGAGGAGCAATACGTGATGCATTAATGCCTTTACCGTATAAAGAGCCCTCCAACGTGTTAGGTCAGCTATTAACAGTACTTATTGACTCTGGTAGAAGGTTTGCCAGTATAGCAGACATGCAAGTTGGTGATATAGGCAGTCAACAACTACCTGTAGGCACAACTGTAGCTATGTTAGAGCGTGGTACTAAGGTTATGTCAGCTATACATAAAAGACTACACTTTGCACAACGTAAAGAATTTAAGTTATTAGCAGAAATATTCGCTAAAACTTTACCACCAATGTATCCGTATGCAGTAAAAGGTGGTCAACAAGAAATAAAAGTTATGGACTTTGATGATCGTGTTGATATTATTCCTGTAAGTGATCCTAATATATTTAGTATGTCTCAACGTGTTATGTTGGCACAACAAGAATTACAAATGGCACAAGCTGCACCACAAATACATAATTTAAGAGAAGCGTACAAAAGAATGTATGAAGCTCTAGAGGTAAAAAACATTGATGCTATATTACCCCCACCTGTAGAAGTTCCACCAAGAGATCCTATTACAGAACAACAGGCAGCAATGATGGGGTCACCTATAAAAGCATTTGATTTTCAAAACCATGAAGCATATATTGCTGCACATAGTGCGTTTTTACAAAACCCTATGGTAGCTAACAATAAAACAGCAGTATCAGCAATAAGTGCAAATATACAAGAACATCAAGCTATGTTATATAAACAACAAATAGAACAAGCCATGGGTCAACAATTACCACCTATGGATCAAATGACTCCAGAGATGATGAACGAATTAGCTCTAGTGGCAGCTCAAGCTACTCAACAAGTGACAGGTCAGGCACAAGCTATGGCACAAGCTCAAGCAAATGCAGGTATGGACCCACTTCTTGCGTTAAAAGAACGTGAGATAGAAGCCAAACAACAAACTGACGCTTTACGAAGTCAGGTAGATTTAGCTAAAATAGAGTCTAATGAGGCGATCGCTGAAATGAAAATTGCCAGGGATCGAGAAAAAGAAACAAACGAAGCTTTTTCTAAAGTTCTTGAAGAAACTAGAAAAAGTGACACAGACAGTAGAGGTGCATAATGCCAGGCTCAATGAGAAAAAAAGCTAAACCAAAAATGAAGAAAAACAACAAAAAGAAAAAGAAATAATGGCTGATAAGAAAAAAAGTAGCAGTAAATACCATACTACGAAAGATGGTCGTAGAGTCAAAAAAGGACTTTATTATAACATCAATAAAAAACGTAAAGAAGGTAAAAAAATGCGTAAAAAAGGAGCTAAAGGTGCGCCTAAAGCTTCTGACTTTAAAGCTGCAGCAAAAACTGCCAAGAAAAAACCTTCTAAAAGGAAGAAGAAATAATGGCTGAATATAAAGGTAAAAAAGTCACTCTTAACAAACCCAGAAGAATATCTAAAGGAAAACCTGGATATGGAAAAAAGACGAGGGAAGTTTTTGTGAAAAACAAAAATGGAAGGGTAGTAAGAGTGACATTTGGTGATCCAAATTTAGGAGCACATCCTGGAAATAAGAAAAGGAAAAAATCTTATTGTGCTAGGAGTAAAAGTATGGGGAGTGATAAAACTAAGGCTAATTACTGGTCTCGTAGACAGTGGAAGTGTTAGAAAATAAATTTTGGACTCAATAGTATTGATAGAAAGGTTTCTTAGAAACCTCAGGGACAGGAGAGAGCAATTAGAGAATACTCTTATCGCTGGTGGAATCAAGAACATGGAAGATTACAAAAAAATAGTAGGCGAAATATCAGGTCTTAATTTCGCTGAATCTTTAATAATAGACCTGCAAAGCAGAGAGGAGCAAAAAGATGGAAGTTGATCAAACTAAATCATTTGGCGAAGGCACACCTAAAGTATTACCAGACTTGGTAGATAATTTAGGTAAAATGAAAAAACCCGAAGAAGAGAAGTATACCGCAGAAAAAATTACTGAGGATGAATCTCTTACAGAGAAATTACCTAAACCGACAGGTTATAGGATACTAATACTACCGTTCACCCCTAAAACTACAAGTAAGGGTGGCATTATTCTGGCAAACCAAACTTTAGAGAAAGAAAGACTAGCTACTAATGTTGGTTTCGTAGTATCATTAGGACCAGATGCATACAAAGATAGCAATAAATTTCCAGAAGGACCATGGTGTCAAGAAAGAGATTGGGTTATTTTTGGCAGGTACGCAGGTGCTCGTATCAAAATTGATGGTGGGGACTTACGTTTATTAAACGATGATGAAATATTGGCAAGAATAGAAAATCCTGAGGATATTCTTTCAAGCTCGTAAATAATCACGCAACCAAAAGAGGTATAACATGGTAGAAACCGTGCAAGCAGAAGAAGAATCACTGGAAGTGACTCTTGACGAAAACAACGATGTTGTTCAAGAAGAACAACAAATAGCAGTAGAAGAAACTACTGAAACACAAGAAGCATCATCCGATGCTGATGAAATCGAAGAGTATAGTGACTCGGTACAAAAACGTATCAATAAAC